TGACGACCTTATAGATTACATGGAAACAGGTGAGCTTGCAGGCAACCCGTACGCAAATGATTTCGTAACTTCTACTAAGTCACGACCTGGTAGGATTAATAAAATTACCTTGAATCCTAACGCTACAACAACAGGCAGCTAATGGAAATATTTGAAGTTGAAATTTCTCCTGGAGTTACTGAAACTGTAGAGGCAAAAAACGCTGATGAAGCAAGAAAAAAGGTAAAAGCACTTATAGCTCAAGGTGCATTGTCACCATTTTATGATGAACTCTTCTTTGACTATGAAACAGGAGTTGATAATAAAAGACTAAGAAGAAATTTAGCTCTAGCAGAAACTACTGAAGAACAAAATAAAGCTATACAAAATATTTTTGATGAAGTTCGTGCACAGAATGAGCCGATAGGACAAGAAAACAAGTTAGTAAATGAGGTAGGAGAACAAGGATTTATAAGAAATACTAAAGGACAAATGGCATTAACACCCTATGGCATGCGTCAACTTGGTCTACAAAATTTAATTAAAGAACGCACTCTCTCAGATGGTTCTAAAATAAAACTCAACACCATAATAGATGAAAACGATTTTAATTTACGAACTGGCGATTTATCCGATCTTGCTGGAGTCGCAGGGCCTATACTAGGTACAATAACAGGTTTTATTCCACAAACTAGAATACTCAAGGGCATGACAAGACTTATGGGTAACAATGCGGTATTAGGACGTATGCTTACTGCTGGTGTAGGTAGTGCAGCAGGTAAGGCAGCTGAAGAGGAAGTGGTCGAAACTGTTGAGGGTTTTCAGTTGCAAGAAAGAGATGAAATTAATGATTTATACAAACAAGAGTTTGTCTTTGGATCATTAGCTCAAGGGCTTGGAGAAGGTGTATTTAAGATTTACCAAACCTTCTTAGGGAAAAGAGTACAACCTTCTGATTCTAGAGTTTTGTTTAACCAAAACCAAAATAGATCTGTAACCGACATTATGAAACTTGATAGGGAGCTAGGTAAAGAGGCAACAGAAAGGCAAATTAAAGACGCTATTAAAAAAGGTAAAGTAAAGAGATTTGATTGGAAGATGGATAAATCTGCTGGTGCTATACCTGCACAACAATCGTTAGAAAGAATGTTGCCTGGTAGAGCACAAAGTATCGCTGAACAAGTATTAGGTAACAACAGAGATAAGGCTAATGCTAGTTATTTATTCGCAGAACTAAATTACCTTCTTAGGGGTATTAAGAGTGAAAGATCAGCTCTTGATTCATATATATCATCAGCACAAAAAGGCAGATTAGATAAATCTATTGACGAAAAACTACAAGCACTCAGAAGTGCTGAATCCGATGTGACCAATCGTTTAGATAAATTACTTAAAGATGTCACAGAAGATGCACTGCAAATAGGTAATTATGGCCACATACCTAGCAGAAAAGACTTTGGTGACAGCATAAAAAACACAGTATCTACAGCCCGTGCTTTTGTTACTAAAGAGATGGGTCTAAAGTATCAAAAAGTCGACAACCTAATGAAAGATATGCGTAGTATTTATAAGCTCGAACCAGATGATGTGGGCGACTTGCAACCTGTTGGTAGATCGCCAATACCAGGTGTAAAACCAGATTTTGTTTTAAAAACAGGTCAAGCAAAAGATGTGGCAAACGCAATAAACGCCGCAATTAACACGACAGCAAATGAATACTTTGAAAAAGGCTTGTTGCGTATTAAAACTTTTAAAGACGACTTTCCTGGTTACAATCTAAGTATTCAAGACCCATTAGTACGTGGCACGACATTAGAACAGGTTGAGAAGAAGTTTTTAGATTTATACAACAAAACAGGTGCAGAAGCAATTACAGCAGGAGAAGGTGTAAGCCTTTTTCAATTGCGTAACTTTGCAAAAGATTTAGATATATATATTAAAGAAAGTCCATTACCATCACCACAAAGGGAGCTGTTGATTGATTTAAAAAGATTGATTGACTCCACTGGCTCTGATACTAGAAGAAGTATAATGACAGATCTTGGCAAAAAAACCTTTGCTGATCTAAACATACGATTAAAAAGACAAGGGATATCTGTAACAAAGCAACAAGCAGATGTAATAAACAATTCATTAAAAGAACTAAGAAAAATTAATTTATTAAACGCTCAAAGGATGCAACCGTTTGATAACTTGAATATACAAAAAATTATATCAAACGCAAAGATTGGTTCTACTCCACCTGACGACATTTATCAAAAGATTTTTCTTGGTGGCTCAACTAGAGATTTAGAAGATTTGTTTAAAGCAGTTAGAAACTATGATGAGTATCTAGCTAGTATTAACAAGCCTGCAAATACAGAGGCAAAATTAAAAGCTCAACTTAAACAAAAGCTCTTTGACGATGCTATTTACAAAGCAACAGATGGAGAAACCCGTAATATAAACTTTACAACTTTTGCCAGACAAATAATGAAGTTTGATAAAGACTTAGAAAATAAGGGTAAGATTGATATTTTATTTCAAGATAAAACAGGTGGTGGCAGCGGTGAGCTGGTTAGAAAAACTATATTTAACTTAAATAGAGTACAACCAAACTTAAAACCAAAAGATTTGCGTGACTTAGTAGCTGATTTTAGTGGCACCAAAGAGGGTCTTGATGCAAACGCACAAGGCAAGGCTTTTATTAGAGGCCTGACAGAATTGGCTAACGAATCTGAAAAAGTTTTAAAATTCAGAGCTAATCGTGCAATTGCTGATTTACCAGAGAAAGGTATTGAAGCAACAACAGACACTATTTTTAGACCTGGCAATGCTAAGGTTATTGAAGATCTGAAAGCAACAGTTGATGACGATGTATTCAATAGTATTCAACAAGCGAGCATGATGAAACTATTAAAAAGATCTGTTGATTTTAATGGAAATGGCAGAATCAATGACATTTTTAAATCTGGTAATTTAGAGACAGCTCTAAACTCTTATGGAGACGAAACCCTTGAGGCTATGTTCGGTAAAGAAACAACCAGAGGTTTGCGAGATTTCCAAAAGCAGGTAGATATATTAACAGCAGGAGAGATTGGTAGAGGCGGTAGTGCTGGTGGACTGGTAGCTGCAGGTCTTGGTGCAGCCGTTGTATTTGCACCTCTTGCTTCATTAAAACCATTACTAGGTCTTGTTATTGCGAGAACAGCATTAAGTAATCCAAGATTTGTTGGTCTATTAAGTAAGAACGATCCAGGCAGTATAGCTCAAGCTGTACAGATTATGGAGCGAGCAGCTAGACAGTATGGTGTAAGAAGCGTTGATGGTTCTTTTGTCGAAGGTACAGTTGATTTTGCTGATGAATTATTTGAAGATGCAAAAACTGCCGTTGGCATTACTGATCAGCAAGTAGAAGAACAAACTGGTGAAGGAATTAAAGTGTATGACCAAATACGTAACCAGATAAACGAACTTACAAAACCTTTAAGACCTACACCCGAAGTGCCAGAGGTTGTGTCACCAGATCTAGCACAAGCACAAATACCAGATCCTTTATCTGAAGAGCGTATTGAGTTTGCTGAACAGGTAGCGGGCAGACCCATACTAGGTTAAATATCCTCAAAGAAGTTTGGATCAACGGCTACAAATCTTTTAGCAGGCCTACCTTTACCACCTATCTTGATTTCAACCTCTTGTATTTCACCTGCATTTTTAAGTCTTTCAATAATCTCTTTTACCTCATATGACTTCATACTTCTAAATAACTCATGTCTATCTACTTCACGCTTAGAGATACCTTCACCGTTTCTAGATCTTATAAACGATAGCACCTGTTTGATTTTGGCTTCCATAGCACTGCTAGCAACCTTGTCTCTACAAGCCTCTATAAACAACAGATCGTAATATCTGATGAAATCCACAGCCCACGTTGTAATATCGCCTGTAATCGTCTGTGCGTCAGCGTTAGAGGCAAGTGTGCATAACAGGGCTAAACGCATAGCCTTCTCCTTAGAACGGCTTAGAAGTGGCTCTAAGTTGTCTTTTTCTAATATATCTTGGCGTTTTACGATCTCACGGGCAAAATCTTGCAATATTTCTTCTGATTCTCTATCAAACTTTAAGACTATTTGATCAAGGTCTATCTCTGCGTTATCCCTTGATACATCACTCATATTACCTCTTTGTCTGCGAACATAATTAATCCAGTTGACAATTGATGTTGGTGGCTCTTTAAATCTTCGTAACTCACCTACCCGTCTTGGCTCTTTTGATTCTACAACAACAAAACGATTTAGAAACCCGTCAGCGATGCGACCACTGTTTAATGCTTTGTAAAAGTTTTTTGGCACTGACAGACCAACTAATGTAATGGCAGGTTTATGTGTCACACGACTCATCATCATTTCTTTGTATTGTTCTTGCACATTCATCAAAGAATAGTTATCTGGCCGTAATGTTCCATGACACCTACCCCATGCTTCCATCAATGTTTGTATACCATCTTCTCTATTTGTATTCTGTGATGCTCCTATTGCCTCTAATCTTTTACCAAACTCGTCCATGATGGTTATTTGAGTAGGTCGCATTTTTAAGACTGAGTGCACTGCACCAGATGATGTGTAACCATCTCCTACTACAAGCTTTTCATGGTCACTAGCATTTAACACTGACTCTACAAAAGTCTTGATGTTCTCTTTACCTTGTCCAGACTTTGCAATACCCATAAAATACATAGAAGAAAAGTTATTCATGTTTGTCCTATAAATGCGGCCACAAGTCACACTTGCTAATGCTAACGCACCTATTAAAGACAACTCTGGTTGTGGCACTTGTGCTATCTCTTCACAAAACTTAAACATATCCTTCAGTAAACCTGGTGGGTTAAATAAATCTTTTGGTTTGTGTATGGTTTCACTTGCTTGCACAAACAAAGGTGCGATCTGATTTTTCCTATCATGTGTGCTTTTAACACTTGTGACCACTCTTTCTATCTCTTCTTGTGGTAACGGTGGATTATTATTTTTGTTCCAGTTTTGTAGAAAGATCTTAACAAACTCAATGTTTACATTTTTAGAAATTAGATAACCAGATATCCTAGCGGCCTCATCATTTCTTGATCCCTCCAACACACCTTCTAATAAAAAAGGTGCTGTTTGCACGCTTGTCTCTGTCTTTGGCACGCCAGTGATTTTTGCAAACTCTATCTCAGTAAAGTCTGGAAGATCTGTGTGGTCATTTATCTTCCAATCTGGAAAGGTTATAGGTTTGTAAATTTGCCCATTGGCATGCTTATTCCATGGTGCAATGATTAATCCACCTACACCTCTAATATCTATTAGTCTTTCAATGGGTGTCTCTGGAGTTCTTCTCGTAGCAAATGTAGTGTAGTTTTGTGGGTTATTGTAATAGTAATGCATACCCTTACCAGTTACTACTTTAAATGGACAAGGTGGTAAATTGTTTTCTACCCAGTTCATAGCCTCTGGAGAATCAGCGTCTACAACAATAAACTTGCCACAGACAAGAGCAACGACTAGATTGTCCTTACCCTCAAACCATGACTTAACAAGATCTCTTGATGGCCTTTGTTGTTTGTACTGCTCCCAACCCTTAAGAAAAGGGGGTGGCTTTTTATTAGATCTTTGTAAAGGAACAACATTATAGCCCTCGTCATAGTAAGCAAGTGCTTGCTCTAAGGATGTGTCGTCCTCAGTGATATTAAGCTGAAACACACTAATCTTCTGTTTCTATGATTTCAGATATAGGCCCGTAAATAGACTCGTAATCTAATCTCCCATCAGTTGCTCGAATTATTTTTTTTGCTTGATTGACAGTTGGATTTCTATAACCATATCTCCATGACTTAATGGCGGCCTCTGAGCAACCAAATTGTTTTGCAGATTCTCTTTGTCCTAAAAACTCTATATACTCTTTAAGTGTATACCTTTTAACTTTTCTTGTAACATGATTTGGTTTTATTCCCATAGTCTCTAATTCCTTAAGTTTTTCTGTTGCTAAACTCTTTGTACGAAAAAAGAAATTTGCTTGCCAAGTAATATTCTCTTGCTTGATATTGTCCATTTGCTTCTCCTGTCATCATATTGTAAAAAAATAAATTTTACACATGGTAACGATTTGATGTATAATCGTCAAGTAAATTTTATTAGGAGAAAGTATGGAACTATCAAAAAGAATCGTATCTCCGCAAAAGCTAGTACAAAATCAAGGTGCTAAAATCTTGGTATATGGTATGGCTGGTGCGGGTAAAACTACCCTAGCAAAAACATGTCCTGGACGAGTGCTTGTCATTAGTGCAGAAGCTGGCTTACTTGCAATTAAAGATGCCAACAATGTTGATGCTATTGAAGTAAAAGAAGCGTCAGAAGTTATGCAACTGCATGATGCTTTGAAGTCTGGCGAACTACAATATGACACAGTTTGCTTAGACTCAGTATCTGAAATAAGTGAGATCTTATTGAATTGGGAAAAGTCTAGAAGCAAAGATCCTAGAATGGCATATGGTAATGTCCAAGATTCAGTAGGTAATCTTATGCGTGCATTTAGAGACTTACATATGCACGTTTTATTTCTATGTAAAGAAGCCGTCATAAATGATGATGGTGTATTGAAACATGCACCGAAAATGGTTGGTCAACAACTTGGTGAAACTGTAACCTATTTCTTTGATGAGGTGCTTGCATTACGCATCATAGAGGATCAAGACGAGGAAGGCAGGAACACTAGAAACAGATGGTTGCAAACCGTCTATGGTCAGGGATATAAAGCAAAAGACAGAAGCGGTAAGCTAGATGATTTTGAAAGACCTGATATAAGTGCCTTAATTGAAAAGTTAGGGTTTTCATTAACAAATATCACAAAGGGGGAATCTAATGAGTGATTTTAGTGATGTCGAGTTTTTCGACAATTTAGAAGAGCAGTCCACTGGCACACCAGTCGCACCAGAGGGCGAATATAATGCAAAGATTATTGCGACTGATAAATACAAATCTGCAGCAGGAAACTGGACATTAAAAGTCACGTTTCAAATTGCTGGGGGTAAGTATCGTGACCATAACGAATGGTATAACCTATGGGCTACAAACGAAGATAACAAGCGTATAAGCACTGAGATTTTTACCAGGCTTACTAAAGCTGTTGGGTATAAAAAATATCCAGAAAATCATAGTGACTTTGTTGGTAAAGGCCTAAGGTTATCGCTTGGCAATGTCGATGATACTTTCACTAACAACGAAGGTAAAGAGATTACTGCTAAGAAAACAAAGATCAAGTTGTATCTACAAAGTGAAGACGCAGATATGACACCTCCGAGGGAGAATATCCCTACTATGTGATAAAAGGGGCGCAAGCCCCTTTTTTTTTACTTATCGCTATCTGTGATGGCTATGTAAGCCAAAGGTAAGACAATACTTAGAGCAAGTATTATTAGAATGATTTTAAATGAAGTTATCACAAGTGCACCACTATTTATCTACCTCTGCTAACGCATCATGGCATTGACATATCATTTGTTTAATCAACACTCCTGTTCCAACACCATAATACCTTTTTAATGCATTAAGTTTCTTCTTAGTATGTGGATCTATTCTAAACTGCACTCCTGTTGTGTTTTTCTTCTTTACTTCAAAATTAAGTTTCATTTGCATCCTCCCTATAAAAATTGCCAGTATTTAGTTCAACAACATTTGGACTGTTGTAAATAGTTGCTGGGTTGCCCGCTAACATCTTGTTGTAATCTTCCAAGTAACCACTGAGAAAATTCCAACCTATCTCCATATCAGCGTGATTCATTTTAAATATTTTGTTTGCATACGGTAGTTTCTTTTCTTGTGCTACGAACACAAAGTCTGCAACTTTAAATCCAGCACGCTCAAAGCCACGCTTATACCATGCAGCTTGTAGATCATACGAGTAACGCCTTACCGAATTGGTAAACCCCCTTACCGAGCAATCACTCGTTGTTTTATAATCTACAAGCACAATGGCATCTTCCCCAAAATTGTTATCAAACGCATTGCAAACAACATCAGCCCGTGTTTTACACAGCAAACCTTGTTCATACCAATAAATTGATACTTCTTTTGGTGACTCTAAAACTTGTGGATAGTCTTTACCTGGATGCAGGTATGGTTCTGCTTCTAGTACCAAACTATTATTCATACTGTAAATAGTGTCTCTTTGTTCTTCAGTGATAACTGACAAACCTTTTGCAAGACTATCTTTCTTCAGTTGTTTATTAGCGTTAGTGTATGGCGATCCCTTAATAGTCACAACATCGCTCCAAAATGCAGCCTCACCTTCAACAATCAACGAATGAGCGGCTGAACCGAACGTCATTGCAGGCGTTTTCTCAACCACTTCCTCTAAGGCATGATACTGACTTTGGCTAAATCTTCTTATTTTTGATGAAGATATACCAGGGCCATTGTGATAAGTGTTGTTATCAAGGTTGGGAAAGTAAGCTACATCCCCTATGATTACATGCTCAAAATTTTCTAACATACTTGGTATCTTCATAATATGTCCTTATCTTGTTGCAATTCTTTTATTGCTTGTTGTAATTCCTTAACAGCGACACCGATCTGCCAGATTAGATAATTAACTTTATCACGATCTATTTGTTCTTCAGCGTCTTGTTTAGACTTTGTCGGTGCATAAGTTATTATGCCCTCTATAATTTCAGATATATCTGTTTTTGGTTTACTCATACGTTTCTCCTATTAATGTTTTTGTATATTAACCTATCTTGTGTATAATGTCTACATATAGTAAAACATATTTTTTATAAAAGTAGAAAGAGGAGTATAATAAGTGAGTAAATTAAAAAACCTAAGGTTAGATAAAAGAGACGCTTTTGATTGTGCCAACAATGATATTATCATGGGCGAATCTCAAGATCTAGTACAAGCATATATCAAACATCACAAAAAGATTATTGGCAGTGTCCCTGCTGAGCCAGAAGCAGAGGTAAAAAACTTTAGATATGAGGATGTGGTGCAAGATGAACCACCTTTTTATAACTATGATAGTTGGGGTCGACCTATTGAATAATATCTTCAGAGCATGAAAGTATTAAGTTTATTTGATGGTATGAGCTGCGGCCAGATTGCACTGGATCAACTAGGCATACCAGTTGAGAAATACTACGCAAGTGAGATTGATAAATATGCTATTAAGGTTACACAGGCTAACTATCCAAATACTATACAAGTCGGGGATGTATGCAATCTAAATGCAGAAGATTATAAAGATGTAGACTTAATACAAGCTGGTTCGCCATGCCAAGGATTTAGTTTTGCAGGTAAGCAGCTTGCTTTTGATGATCCTAGATCTGCATTGTTTTTTGAGTTCATCCGTTTACTAAAAGACATAAAGCCAAAATATTTTTTACTTGAAAATGTAAGAATGAAAAAAGAGTTTTTAGAGATAATAACAGAGCAAGTTTCACAGTGTTATAAGCCAGAAGATGTTGATAATCAATTTCTAAATGTTTTAGGTGAAGTAAGGTTTGAGCCCATCTTCATAAACAGTTCTCTTCTTAGCGCTCAGTCAAGGCAGAGATACTATTGGACTAATATACCAGGTATTAAGCAACCAGAGGATAGGGGTATAGTGTTGAGGGATATATTGGAAGATAACTTTGAGAGTGAAAGAAATAAAGCACATTGTATAGATGCAAATTATTACAAAGGTGCAAGTGTTGAACAATACAAGAAGAAACATAGAAGACAGTTAGTCAATAAGCCAACTAAAGAATACATTTCCGCAGAATCAGTTAAAAAATATGTTGAAGATGTAAACGCAGATTTTAATGATCCTTACAATAAAAAAACTATAAAAGGCAATAAGTCAACTACATTAAGAACAAATAGTAGCAATGGCAACATGTGGGTAAATGATAAAGCAATAAAACAAACTAAACCAATTAAAGTAGGCATGAATGTAGAAGAAGTAAAAGTTAGGAAGCATGAGGTTGATATTTTGTTGTTACAACAAGCTCTACGTGCTTATAAGAAAAATAGTAAAAAAACTAATAAACAAATTGCAGATGAAACAAATATGCCAATCACTAAAGTAGAGCATTGGTTCAGGACTGATAGTAGTTTTGCTATACCAAGTGATAATATATGGTTTAAGCTCAAAGAAGTTCTTGGGTTTACATCAAGCGTGTTTGATAAACAGATCATGGAGTTTGAATACAGAGATGGTGTATATGAAAGCACACAAAGGGTTTATAGCGATCAAGGTAAATCACCTACACTTACTGCATCAAACAAAGAGCAAATGATAGAAACTAAGCCACAACAAGTAGGCGTTGCAGTAGACATAAATGGTCATGACATACTCAAACGAGTGTATAGTCCAGATGGTAAGTCGCCAACGGTCAATACCTGTCAAGGTGGTAATAGAGAGCCAAAAGTAGTAACTGGCGGTGCTTTTCGTGGTAGAGCTTACGATAAAGACGGTAAGCGCATGGATAAAGATGGCGTATCGGTAGCAAATAAAACAAAACAAATGCTTGAACTTAGACAAGATAGTAAATCAAATGCTATAACAACAGTTGGCAAAGACAGTGTGGTGGTTAAAAAATTACCAGATAAATCACAAACAATAAAGTCGCAATACTTTAAATCATCAAGAGCAAACTTTGAAAGGCAAGGCACATTTCATGCTACAGGTGTGCAACATGAAGATCTTACATGGCGTAAGCTTACACCTTTGGAATGTGAAAGATTACAGACAGTTCCAGATAATTACACAAATCAGGTGTCTAACACGCAGCGCTATAAGATGTTAGGCAACGGCTGGACAGTAGAGGTGATTAAGCATATTTATAAAAATATGGCATGAAAGGTAAAATCATAACTGTCTGGTTTAGCTGTGGTGCTGCAAGTGCTGTGGCAGCTAAGAAAACCATAGAGTTGTATGGTCAAGACAACACAATCAGAGTTGTCAACAATCCTATTAGGGAAGAACATAAAGATAATAGAAGGTTCTTAAAAGATGTTGAGAAATGGCTAGGTGTGAAAATAGAATATGCTATTAATCCTAAGTTTCCAGATCAATCTTGTGAGACTGTTTGGCAAAAAACAGCTTTTATGTCGAGTAATTTTGGTGCGCCATGCACTTTACATTTAAAAAAGAACGCTAGAAGATATTGGGAACTACGCCATGACACCGATTATATTGTTCTTGGTTTTACTTTTGATGAAAAGAAACGGGCTGCTAAATTTAAAGAGACGCAAGGAGACAATCTTTTGCCTGTTTTAATAGATGAGGGCATAACAAAGCAGGGATGTTTTGATATTTTGTTGCAGGAAGGTATAAAACTGCCAGAGATCTATGCATTGGGTTTTCCTAACGCTAACTGTGTTGGGTGTGTAAAAGCAACTTCACCTACATATTGGAATCTAGTAAGAAAAACTTTTCCAAGTGTTTTTGAGCAAAGAGTTAAGACATCTAATAAGTTAGGTGCAAAGCTAGTTCGTTATAAGGGTGAAAGAATAATGTTGCAAGATCTACCAGTTGACGCAAAAGGCCGTGATCTTAAAAGTTATAATTTTGAATGTGGCATTTTTTGTATGCAAAATGATTAATCGTGTTATGATGCGATATGCCAAAATTGGTAGCAATCAAAGAGAAGCTAGGGAAACCTACACTACACGAAGTTTGTGAACGCCTAGATATCATGTTTCAAAACATGGAATATCGGGGTGAAGACAAACTTAATATTGTGTTAGCTGCTTTAAGTTTTTGTATATCACAATTGAATGATCAGTTTGACGACAAAGAAGTAGCAAACTTGGTAGTTGAATTACTGGCTAAATATGCCGATAAAACAATACCTCGTTAATATTGTCAATTATTGTCAAAAAAGCATGACAGTAAAAAACATGATAAGAATAGGCTTTTCGTGATTATTTTATTTTTTTCATTTTTGTCACAAGACTTTGATAAAAATACAATAAAAAACTTACAAAATACTTGACCAGGTCATAGATCTTCAAGTATGCTTTCAAAACACTATGGGGTTAAGTGGGGGTAGCTAGTATATAAATATAGCTCTAGTGCGAAACAAACATGGGACATAGAAAAAATAAACTAGAATATGAACCAATCCTGTCGTCTGACGAAGAAGCGCCAATAGAATACTGCAATCTGGATACGAAACTAAATCGTAGACAGAGAAATTTTATTTGGATCGCAGTTAATAATCCTCGGTTATCGTTAGTAGAATGTGCCTATAAAGCTGGGTATAAGGATCCTCGTCAAGCGGCCAATAAGTTAATGGACAAGCCCTTGATTAGGCAAGAGTATAACTATTTGATGAATCAGGCTAAAAAGAAGTATGAATTAAATTATGATCGGGCGGTACAAGATTTATACGACATAAGAGATAAAGCAATGGAAGCTGGGTCATTTAACGCTGCAATCTCGGCCCAGAACTCGTTATTGAAAGTCGGGGGCCTTATTGTAGATCGGAAGGAAGTTAAGTTTGGTAAAGTAGATCAAATGAGTCGGGAAGAAGTTGAAGCCAGGTTAGAACAACTTATGGGAAATATAGTTGAAGCTAATATTGAAAACAAAAAGGGTCCTGGCAAACTCTTGAAAGAAGTAAAAGATCAATCAAAAGAGTCTAAATAGCTATCTAAACCTTTAAATAGTGCAGTTTCTGAAGTAAACCAAGCTGTGTGTATGAGTTTGTTGTCTCTATAAACAAGAAAACCCACCTTAAAAGGGCTAAAATGGATATTTTTGTAGCGTTCTAGGTCGTAAAGTGTGGGATCGAAGTCAACTATCTCAATGTCTAACTTAATCACACATCTGGCCTATCAGAACATAGGTAAATCAATACATAGATAGCTATGGTTATATAAAACCATGTATCAATCATTCTTGAAAATGAATTTGTCCGTCTTTGATATGAAATCTACGGACAGAAGTGTCTGCGTGTGCCAGATCGTCATAACCAAGATCATACTCCGATATGAATTCTACTTTGAACATTTGCTCTAATGGTATAAGGATTGCATCTGCGTCATTGCCACCATAACGAAATAGATCTATAACTTCATTGTTATCGTTCAGTTCAAAATGTATATAGTTTCCTTCATGACAAAAGTATTTCTTGTCTTTCAAATTTGTTATCTCGAATCCAATCTCTTGTAAGACTTCATTGTTCTTAATGTCGTCAAGTCGTATTGGTTTGCTTGGTCTATAATAGGTTGACATCATTTATCTCCTCTACATCATAAATTTCTTCTTCTTCTCCACCATAATCCAAGCCATTAAATGTAAATTTTTCATTACTAGGATCGTAGCTTCCTTCATCAACTATTTCTCTAGCTTTTTCTTTTGATTTAGCTTCAACTACTATTTCAGAATAGCCAATCCAACTTGTATACACTTTATATTTGGATTTTGTTATTGGTTTGCTCATTCTTCTTTCCTCCACATTTGTTCATACCAAAATTTTGCTATGTTATTTTCTCCTTCAGCAAAAGCTAAGATGCTATCAATCATTTCTTCGGTTTTAAGTTCATTGTTCGCAATCGCAGCTAAAATTACTGTTGCATCATTGCCGTCAAAAGTATCAAGCCAATCTTTGACTTCATTAATTTGTATTCTTGGCGTTTTAATTTGCATCATTCACCCTCCTTTCGGTGCAAAAACCTTTGCCAGAATCTTTAAGCGTTTTAAAGATAAATGGCGTAAGTGTTTTGGATATTTAAGCTTTTTAATAGTATTTTCTGCGTCTGTTGGTTTCATTATTGATTCTCCATAATTTCAACTAATTCTTCGTCTGTGTATTGATTACTACAAGTAAGGCATAACGAATAACCTGCTTGATCTTGCGTTGATCTTTCATCTACTTGTTTTTTGCATAGATTACATTTATCCATTGTTATACCTCTAACTCTTTCATGATCTGGGTTAATACTTGTTCTATTCTGCCTTGATTAGCTTTGTCTAATAAAGCTACTGCAAGTTTATCCGTGATGGTGTTCTTGGTTGTCTCCATGTTTTTGTACCAATTTGCAACTTTCTCCATTGTCTTAATGTCCTTATTGCGTTTTGCTCTTTTCATGGTTTTATCAATAGTCTCATGTATTCCAATCATGAGTTCATTGACTATTGCGTCTTGTTCAAACTTCCTAATCATGCTGATACTCTCTCTAATCGTGCCAGAACAGACCATAAAGGTTTGAACTGTGTTGGTTTGAAGTTTTGATCTATGATCTTGTAATCATCATCTACTTTCATCATATCGTCTAAGATATACCATTGCTCATTGCTATACAGATATGCATACTCAATATCCCAATTTACATCATTCAAATACTGTCTGATGTTGTCATACACTTTAGGTTTATCTTGATGCACTCTATCTTCTATTGACTCAGCAATAGTTGATTTAAGTCCACTTAGATAACCAACATTAGCTAACTCTTTTGCTTTAGCTTTGTTGTTGTAGTGTTTATTAATGATTCTGCCGTTGTATTCTGGATATCCGTCATAGTGGCAGTAAGTGACTATAACTTTTCCGTCAGCTTGTTCATAAGCTATATTTGATCTAGTTGCCATATTTCCTCCGTTTATTAAATGTGATAACTAAGTCTTAATTTTACTATTTGTATCCAATATGTCAAGATATATTAGTAAACTATTTGTATCTATTTTTTACAGTAATGAATATTTATATGATGGTATTTTGAGGATAAATCGCATCTACCCCCTCACCAAGTCGCCCTTCGCAAAATAAAAGCACGAAAAAAGCCCTATAATCAATCGGGTCGGGTCGGGGTGTCGGGATGTCGGGATTGTCTCTGGTTTTAGCTATATACACACACAGTTTAACACACATCACATATGCCAGATTTTGCCAGCGGGGTCAGGCAAACGGATCGAGCATTAATGAAAAAAAGAGTTGCTTTTTGTATCCATTATGTAGTAGAATAGATATTAAGACATTAAGTTAAAGAGTCTATATAAATACAATAGAATAAAATAATAAAACTTAATCTCTAGGATTGATACTAACAGCGAAAGCACAAAGAAAAGTTGCGTAGTGTCCCGAACATCTAAGCCCGATCAATGTCGGGCTTTTTTATGTCGGGGGTCGGGAGTCGGGTTTCTTTGCTACTGCGTAGATAAACACACACAAACGAAACACAATAATAGATCCAGGGCCGCCTCTGGCACTGCATCCGTCTAAGATCACCAAATAAAAGCAGGTTGACATTTTGTATCCACCTGCTATAATAGATCTTTTAATAGTAGGAGAAATAATGAACAAACGAGTAAATGAAGCTATTCTCAAAATAGCAACAAAGAATAAATCAGTAGCTGATCTTTTGATTAATTACAATCCAGAAAATAAATCAGTAATTGAAGAAGCTAAGCAAGAATTGAAGAGGGGGTCAAAATGAGTAGATCTTATCCAATATGGAACAATATAACAGCTTGTATATATTCCGGAAGTAAATCTTACGGAGTGCGAGAACGTGGCGAGGTTGAGGTTAGAGTTGGGACGAGTGGCCGAAACTCTCACCACTTCCTAAACCATAGGACAACACACAAAGAACTAGATAATGGAGATAGAGAATACCGCTTTTATGTAGATAACAAATGTATAAAGCGTGCTTTGTTGCCAAAAGGAGAAAGCGAGTTACAGTATTTAGAGTGCTAGCTTGGACACACTCTTTATTATTACAATCGCTTTGTATGTGTTGGTGTTCCTTATGTCGGGTCGGGCGTGAGTTTATCGGGTCGGGTCGGACTGCCAACGCATACAAGCACTTACACACACAAAAAGCCGC